GAGTTGTCCGTACCGAGGATCACCCCAGCCGTAAGACTCAACGTCCAGGAGCCGGAAGTGGTGATCGGACTGGTGCCGCTGACAGTGATCTGATTTGCCGTGCCTGCCAACCCTACACTGGTAACCGTCCCGCTCGACGCCGCGCAGAACGTCCAAATGGTGCCGTTGAAGCATAGGATGTAATTCGTGGTCGGCGTCGCACTGGAGATCGACCGCCCCCAGATAGCCGTGGCATTATGGCTCGTCTGCGCAAACGCGCACGCGCAAAGAACCAGCACCCAGCACCCGAGACCCAGCACTCGCTTCATAACTGCCGCCCCGCCTCCACGCGCCCGTCGCGATACCGCACGGCCCATCCAGGAGCATCGAGGGCTTCTGTGATGCCGGGATGCCCTTCCGGGAGCCATTTCACATGCACCCATTGCCGGTTTCGTTTCTCCAGGATTTCAACGCGATGCGAGTTCGCCAGCCACGTCTGTACATTGAGCCAAACGAGGAGCAAAACCACCAGCCACAAGCCACCAGCCACCAGCCACGTCGTCATGCCGCCTCCACCGCCCAGTTCAGAACCGCCGTATCGCCCGAGGTGCACTTGACCCAGATCGCGTTCAGGTTCGACACGTAAATGGGCGCCGTGGCATCTCCTGGCGCGAGGTTGTTGTAGCAGGTCGTTTGCGAATAGCCCCAGTAGATAATCAGGCCCGCGGTCGAGCCGTTCGCGTAATCGGATTGCAATTGATTGATCCGCCGGCAGGCCTGCGAAGTGAGCTGCTGCGCGGTAGCGGTCACGGAGAACTGGCCAGACACACCGGAGGCTGAGGGCTGAAGATTGATTTTCTGGTTGCGCGCGGTATCGAGCGCCACGACGGCCAGCTCACCGGCGGATGGCGTATCGGTGGGACCAACAACCCCCATCGCAGGAGTGCCGGGCGTGGTCCCTACGGTGAAGGCAGCTTCGTCAGCCGCGGAAGTTCCGCCACCACCGCCCCCGCCCGATGTGGTCTTGAGATTTCCGGATGAGTCCAGATTCAGGCTGGCGATATTGCCGCTTGAATCCGTGGCTACGCCTACCGGGACGACCTTCGTCGGAAACGTGGCGCCTATGGTGGCTTGCTCAGTCGGTTGGGCGTGGACGCTCATTGGGAGGGGTCCTGGGTTCTAAGTGCTGGGTGCGACACGCCGAATTGTGGCAGCGGGCTCGACACGCCGAATTGCGGCAGCGGGCTCCAGGTCGTGGGCGTCGCCGGCGGGGGCGGTGGCAGCATCTTCCAGATCTGGTAATTCAAAAGAACCACCAGGCAGAGGATGGCGGAGAGTAAGATGATTTCGGCCATGGATCAATTCCCGTACGCGGCGTTGGCGCGCGCAAACATTACGTACTGCACTCAGTCATACACGTACGCCACTGATTCTATGGGACATATTGATTTGAGAGGATGTTCCAGTTCCCTCTGCTCTGGCCCACGGCTTGCGCCCCCCGCTCACACTGCGAAATATACGGCGGCGCATTGATCGACTTGATGAGCGCGAGAGCCCGCCCGGCCATCACCGGCGCGATCTGCGAGAGGTTCGCGCGGCTGCCGAAGCGTGCGGCGATACGCAACGCCAGGTTGTAAGTCATGGCATCGATGTAAGCCGGCGGGGTGATGATGGGATCGAGCGGCGTGAGGAACTGCTGCACCTGCTGCCAGGTGTAAATCGCGCCCTGGGTGACATACGACGAGCTGGGGATCGGGAACATATACAGCTTCCCGTTGGGTACGGCGGGCTCGTAATATGCCTGGGTGGGATTGCCCGATTGCAGATCTTTGGGCGAGAGCGCGGCCCACTCCTGCGCGGTCAACATGATGAACGGCTGCTCGATCGAGGGCGTGGCGTTGGTGAAGACGTACGAGGCCCACTCGATCCGTTGCGGCCGCGGCATGGGGATATCGGTCACGCCGGTATTGCCCACCAGGTAAGGCCACTCCGGTCCACCCTGCCCCAGGTTGATCAGGAACACTGTGCGCAATATGGCGTACACCAGATTCTGCTGGGCCTGCCAGACCGAAATCATCTGGTTCAGCTCCCAGAAGGCATCCTGGTAATCCCAAACCGAATAGCCGCGGCCCGCCATCTGCACCACGCCGGCGATCCGGAGCGCGTGATAGATGAGATCGCCGACTACCGGCGCAAGGGCCGGATTATTGGCGTACTGCGAGCCGTTGAATTGAGCGAAGTTGTAGCTTGGCATGGGGGGAGGTGCTGGGTGCTGGGTGCTGGGTTCTGGGTGCCGCTACGTGGCGGCAGTGCCCGTAGCTCGGTCCACTGGAACCCTGCGGTAGAGGGTGCGCGGCAGAGAAGCGCTCACCCATTGGCCCCTTTGAGTCGAGAGCCCTACGGCAATCGAAGCTCGCCAGAGCATGAGTAAGTGGATCAATAAACCGACATAAGAGGTCCTTCAGCCGTAGTAAATGTAACTGTTGGAGTGATATTTACTAGCGTGCCAAAGGTCGCTGCCGTGGTCAGTCCTGTCCCATAATTCGTAGGGGCTCCGCCGGTCGCATATGCCGAGAATGTGTCGGTGGTTCCATTGGGTTGCGTCCCCACAAAGTACGCCTGTGGTCCGGTGACTGCTATCGTTGCCGTAAAGGCTTGGCATTGATACTGGCTGGCTCCGGAATCCGCCACGCTGGTTAGGTTCGAGTGCGCAATGATGGTTCCCGCCGCGTTTGCCAGGAATACGATGTGCTTGTCGGTGGTGACCGTAGAGCCATTCAGCAGGCAAGCTCCCGTCAATGTCGCATTAGTAGGAATGAAGATCTGCGACCAGTATTCGCCTACGGTATCGGTGACCGTCGTGGGCGCGATCAGGTTACCCGGCGCCACGTAAGTGGTGAATGCCGTAAAGGGCGACGTGACGGTGGATTGGACTGCTCCGCCCGTGAGAGTCGTCGGTCCGGCAACGGAAAGGGTGCTGCTGAAAGAGCCGGTGGTCCCCGTGACAGCCGCATTCGAGCCATTGATAATGCTCCAGACATTGCGCGTGCTGCAGAACTTGTATTGCGCCAGGTCGGAACGGAAGTTGATGGGGGACAGTCCCGGCGCGCACAGGGCGGGATCGGACGTGCTTACGGTGTAGCCTACAAAGGGTACTGGATAGGGTGCGGGATAGTCTATTCCTGCGGTGATGGGTTGGGCGCTGAGAACACCCGCCAGCAGGCAAACGCAGGACAGAGACACGGCGATACGGTTGAACATTGGTTTTTCCTTTTTGGGAGATTGGTTTTCAGAAGTTGTGTGTTTCCCCGCTGTCCTCGCAAGGCGCGGGCTTGGGATCGGGCTTGGGCGGTTTAGGCCGGGCAACCATTACACTGAAATCCTCGCTGAAACTGACGCCCCATTCCCAGCCGGGCAACGGATCGTTGGTGACGACGGCCTGCTGTCCGGAGCTGGCCTGGCCTGGACGGGTGGCGTACAGGATTACCGCCTGGCGCTCGAGCGCGGCATACGCGCGGTCCGCTTCGATCTTGCGCTGATAGGCTTCGCGCAGCACCCGGGCGGACTCCGCGGGCACGTGAATGACCGGCAGGTCCTGCGCGCACACGGCGAGCGCGGCCAGCACCCAGCACCCAATACCCAGAACCTTCATAAAAGTCAGTGATTCGACCAGTGCTTACGGGCCTTATTGGCGGGCTTCAGCACATTTTCATAGAGGCGCGCCGCGGCGCCGATGCCCGGTGCATCCATGTGGGACTTGGCGTAGCTGTCTATCGATTCACCCGCGCGCGCGGCTGCGGCTGTGAGCCGGCCCTTCCGAATTCCTGCTAGGAAGTTCTTTTTTTGTTCCATGGTGGTTTACCTTTTTGGGAGCGGTGGTAACAGGCGGCGCTACAGTATTGATGCGTTCGAATCGCCCTTTGTTAAACTTGGGCGATGCCGCACGTAACAGTAGAAGAACTCGACGCCCGTTTCAAAATGCACTCGCCAGACCGAGGAACGTGCGCGGCCATGGATGATTTCCGGGAGGCCTGCCGCCTTACGGCGGACGTGATCTGCAATCTGTGCCCGGACGGCCGGGAGCAGTCCTTAGCGCTGACTCACCTCGAAGAAGTCATGTTCTGGACCAACGCGGGTATGGCCCGAGGGGGCGTGAAAGTCAGGTGACCCGGCGCGCCTTGCTTGCTGTGCTCGCCGGTGCCGTCATCGACCCGGAGAAACTGCCTTGGAAGCCCGGCAAGCTCATCTCGATTCCGAAAGCGCCCAGCTTTGACTTTGAAGCTGAATTCGTGCGATCGCTGTTGCTGGGCCAGGACGCCATAGCATATTCCTACACCGAAGACGGCCACGAATTCTGGGTGATGCACTTCCCCTCGGGGCGCTGATGCGCAAGTTCATTTCGGCCCTCTGCCGTGGCTGCCAGTTCCACGCTCACCACTTGGGCAGGCTTCATAATTCGCAGCTTGCGCAAAATCCGCTGCACGATATTCTCACGCGGCCAGTAAGTCATCACGTAGCGATCGCCTACGCGCGGCCGGGGCCATATTTCGATGGTGCCGAGATTCC